GTTGCAAGCTGCGTCCATGTCCCGTCTGAATTAAGCCTTCGCCATGTGCCATCATTAAACACCACATGCAACTCTTGATCCTTCCATGAGCCCATGCCAAGTACACGTGTGCCGAATTTTCCCACCAATGTATATCCCGGGCGTGTGGTGAGCGCAGGAAATGCCGAAGGGGACATGTTTTCAAGATCAACAAAAAGGGACTCGGATAATCCGAATCCCTCATCATCTGGCTTATACACGCCTTGAAAGGTTCTTATGGGAATGGGATCACTGATCCCTCGTATTGGTGTCCAATATGCCATACACTCACCCACCTAATTCAGCAATCACCGCATCGCGCAGATGCTCCGGCACATCCTCGATTGTGATCTTACCGAGCCTGATCTGTACCGCTAAAAACTTAGCCACCCAGGATCACCTCCAGCAGAGCGGCTTCGAGCGCTTCAATGCGTTCCTTATCTGACACCGGAGCGGGTACATCAGCCAGTCGCCACCCGTGCTCCTCGCTGTATACGACTTCACGCTCCTCGGTGTACGCCCCAGGCGGGAGTGGGTTGGTCGGCTGATCCTCATATACCGCCTCGTTGATCAGGTTGCCTTCCTCGTCATACTCAGCAGGTGATACCTCAACGGGCTTAATCATATAGTCCCACTCGCCGATATTGATCAGATTTCCATCTGCATCAAACACACACGTCTTAAGCATGCTCATACCTCCTATTTCGCTGTCCAACCTGTGTTACCGGTGCCACTTGTCTTGACGTACAGAGTTGTGCTGGTACCACCATCAGTACGTAAATAAATTGACCCAACAGGTGCAACAACAACTCCGTCAGGTGCGCCCGCGCCGATGTAAAACTTTGTACCGTCGAAATTGTATTTCCCAGCCCCCTCAATCCGTATCACTCCATCTACCACGCCATTTACAACCCTTCTGACCTGAGCCTCTCCAGACGCACTGACACTTAAATCTGATGTGTACGTCACGCCCGAGACTTCTCTTCTAACGGCAAAACTCCTATAGAGGGTTCCACCGTCTATGGTCAGGCTTCCTGTCATCGTCCCGCCATTACTGCTAATTAGCTCGACCCAGTCCGACCAGGTTTCGCCGTTGTCTATAGATGTCCGTAAAAATACTCGATCCCTATCACTTGCCGAGCTAGTCACAGTAGCATACGTCTGTTGTAGATGCGAGGTAGAACGCCTTATGACTATACAAATTCCTATCGCCTCAACAGGTCTATTAGTCGCCGACGACACGCTGTATATTCCTGTGTCTACTAGATCATTAAGATCTCCAGCATAGAATCCACCTTTACCAACCCCGTCATCGCTCGTCAGCTTATATCGTTGCCAGTTCGCTGTATCCGCCTTATGCGACATAAATTGAGCTTGCATATCGCGGGTAACATCACCTGCAACATTGATTGTGCGACCGGGTGTGTAGCTCGGATCAGGCGTCCGGATGTCGACGAGCTCGGGGTCTTTGTCCTCACTGCCGCCAGCGATGATATTGTCTACGCGCTCTTCGAGCTCTTCCCGCGCAGCGACCTCTGCGTCCACATCCTGCTGCACCAGGTCAAATCCGGTATTGATCTTCTGCCACTCGTCTTTGATTTTATTGCTCCCTACCAGATTAGCGTATCGGTTTGCCACGCTTTTCAGCCTCCTTGTCTAGCACTTTGAGATGACCGTCGATCGCCTTAGACAGTTCTATAAGGATCTCACGCTCTCGGCCTGTCCACGATTGTAGTACCGACGCAATCACGGTGCAGAGTTCTGGCACCGGCTGAGATACATCGATCTCGGCATGCAAGTGTTGGGTGATCTTAGCCACAGTCGATCAGTCCTTTCTAGGTATAATAAAAGACGCCCCAAACGGGGCGTCTATGTTGTGGTTATTCGGTTGGTTTATCCTCAAAGTCCGCTGGTTCTCTATAGAACTCGATGTTCACGTATGTTTGACCCTTGTGAGTGACATTTGATGCGGGATCACTCAGAACAACCTCTAACAGCACTCTTTTCACCACAGATGAGGACTCGCTTTCATATTCTGCCAGAAACGCGGTCTTATTCGTTCCATCAAATCTCCAACCAAAAGGTGCGAATTTCTCGCTGTAGTCTCTTAGGTTAAAATAGATTTCTCCACCACTAATGACTGCTTTTAGTCCTTTATAAGTTGTTTCAATCACCGCAGCTTCCTCCCTAGACTCCAAAATGACAGTCCCGTTCTTATAGTCGACTGTCAGTCCTAACGCTTCTGCGATCACTCGAACAGGCGCATAGCTAGTCCCATCGAAAGCGACTGCTTTGACCGGGAGCTCTTTGCCATTCAAGATAACGGGAACTTCCGCGGCAATACGTTTTCCAACGTTAGATACTTCATCTGCGAATATTGCTGTAGGCAATGTTAGAAAAACGCCGATAATAAAACCAATTACATATTTCCTCATGTAATCACTCCTTCGACATTTTTCCACTATTATACATCAATTCTTACTCCATTTGCATAGATCCCGTTAGGTGCAATTAAAAACATGGCCCCACCTCCCGGATCAATGTAGATCTGAAAGGAATCAAATACGGAACCGACACCCCAGTAGATTCCGTTTCTGAAATCGTTAGCAGGAAGTATCAACTTTTGACCGATCTTCACGTCATTTGTAACATTAATATTTGCTGCACCAGTGATACTTCCACCTGACAAATAGGCGCCCGTCGCAGTCATGAATCCTGATGAGTCTACAGCAAATTGACCGCTTCCTATATTGATCGACCCGCCTGAAATCACACCGCCGCTTATAAATGCACTGACTATAGTTCCACCCATGATCGTCGATCCACTAATGCTTCCGCCGTTAATCGTCGATGCGTCAATTGTCCCTGCTTGGACGGTTCCGGAAAATATCCCATCTGCACCTTCAAGTGTGCCGGTGAACTTAAAGCGCTTGTTAGGGATATCAAACCACAGCGCCCGCTCACCATCAGCATAAAAGCTCAACTCATCCGCATTAAACACGGCTTTTGCCGTCCCGTCCTCACGCTGTACGACGATGCCCTCTGTGCGGCTATGAGTGACGCCGTAGTAAGTCTTACCGTAGCGGACAGCATTTTGGCTGAGCCTGTTTACCGCTGCTGTGAGCGTCCCGTCAATGCCAAACTCAGACTCCTGCTCAGATATACTCGGTGCCGCTATCGTCATGCCGAGACCGCCCTTAAACGTAAACGTCTGTCGCAGGATAAGCGTCTGATACGTCTGCAACCCATCCCAGGCAAAGTCGGCATCATCCCAAGTCATGCCGGTATCTATCCAGGCGGTTGAGTCCACCTGCTGATAGATGATACGGTCGCCATGCTCCATCTGCGGATAGCCACGTGCATCCATCTCGATCGGGACGTAGCTAAAGCCGTTGATCTGCGCGTGTAATGCGTCGACCATCGCCTGCGACATGAGCGGATTGGTCATGTACAGCGTGTGGTTATCGTCGCCCTCGCCTGCCTCATATGCCAGCTGATCGTCCTCATCATAAGTGACGACGACGCGCGTATACGTCTTGACCGGGTTGGTCTGCTTGACGCGGATATAGTCGGATGTGGTGAGCTCATGTACAGGGTGCTCGTCGGCACGATATGTACGCCAGCTCACCTCGCCTGTGCGACTCATCTTGACCGATGCGCCATGCACACCAGCAATAAAGCTCATCACTTGCCGGCATGTGTATCCGGCAGGCCCTGCGTTGAGCACGTGTGACGGGTCGATCTGCACAGTACCGTCATAGATCAAGCCAGCCTGGGCGCACACCTCGTCCCAGACAGCTTGCATCGTTGTAGGGTACGTCAGCTGCGAGACATAAGCGACATCCGCGTATACCAAGCCGTCCAGGCACTCGAGGGCAATGATATTGTTGATCCGCTTACGATTGTCGACGTAAAAGACGCCCAGGGGCAGCCACTCTGTAGTGCCCGAGCCGTCCCAGGCAAAGTCGGCGTCGTCCCAGGCGTAGTCGGCTGTATCCAAAGTCATGTCAGCTAGAGACAATGCAATATAGGGCACGACTCTTGCGTTAGGCGCGATTGGATCAGGTGTCCTCAATCGTAACGTGCAAGTTGATATATTGATTGTCCCAATCGTAAAGCCGTCATACCCGTCCGCGATCTCATTGTCGATATTGAGATCGACGATTCGACTCGCATCGTACTCAACACCATCGATATCAACTTTAATCAGCCATGTACGTGATCGCCGATTCAGGAAGTCGCTGTAAAATGGAGAGATCTGCAGCATACGTCATTCCTCCGTCATCGTCACTTCCAGGCCCTGCCACCACATCACGCCGTTACGCTCAATAGCGATCGGTGATGTGCGGTCTCCTGCGTAAAACGATTTTGTCTCGATTTTGCCAGTTTCCGAGTCCGGATAAGTCACCCGGACGAACTCGTCACGCATGAGCTGCAAAATAGCAGAGAGCTCCTCCCATTTGAGAGGAGCCCAGGTCATTTCGAGCTGCCGCTTAACCGCTACCCTATCGCGAGTGAGCCTGCCGTCAGCGGTGCGGGTGGTCGTCTCGCCGTCATCCAGATCCATCACCTTACAGACAAACTTAGCCGGATATCGAGGCAGCTCTATGTCGTTGATTGCTAAATACATTTTGACCACCTCGCTATATAAGCAATTCGGATCGGCCTATGCGTCGAGCACGCTTGTTATGCCCGCGAATCGCCGCCCCTGCAATCTCATCCTCACTGATCGTGACGGTGACGTTTTGTCCTCGCTGGATGGCAGATAGGATCTGCCGCAAAACAGCGACTTGCTCACCGTCGTCCATCATGGCCTCAAACTCGCTAAGAGGGCCGATAACCTCGGGATTATTAATAGCACCAGCGTACTCACCCACCATCGCGAGAGTCGGTCCGCGCACAACAGCGCCGCCGGCAAAGGCAGGAATTGCCTTAATTGATTTTTGAAGCCACTGCGCACCTTTGCCGAGTAAGCCCGCTGCGCCACCGCCGCCCCCCGTGAATTGCAGGGCGTACATGGCGAAGGGCTCTGTAAACTGCTGAAATGCATCAAGACCTCGATAGATGTCGCCAAGTATCGGCGTTTCATCTACCCAGGCCGGTCTGTTTGATGTCGATGTCGATGTCGCTGGAGCCGTTTGTGCTTGGCTCGCTTGCCGCTGTGCTGCAAACTGCTTGGACGCCTCCGTTATCGCCTGATTCGCCCAAAACGCATTACCGAGCACATCTCTGGCTTCGGCCTCCTTCGCAGCCTTCTGCTTCGCCTCTTCCAGAAGCCCGCTTAGGCCGACCGAAGATGATGTTGACGTTGCTGGTTTGGAGGCAGGTTGCTGAGTTGCGACCGACTGGCCGCTCGCAACGCGGAGGTTATTGAGCGCCGTTATTGCCTTTTGCACCTCGTTGACAATGCCGGTTACGCGCTGCTGTGCGACTGTGTACATGTCCTGCAACGTTGTCGACCAAGACGTGCGCACCTCAGTTAACTGCTCCTGTAATGCCCTGATCGCCTCTCCGATCAGCCCCCAGCCTAATTGAAACTCAGGTACTGCAATCCTGTGTTTAGCCAGCATAGCGTCGATCGTCTGCTGCCATCGCATTTGAATTAGCTGAAGCGGGAGCTGCACAGTGCGCACAGACTCGTTAATCTTCTGCCAATCTGATTGGATGGTCGGGACTGAGTTGGTCAAGTATCCGAGCATAAAGTCCAGCATGGTCTGCCAAGTCAATTGCGTCCGTGCAGCCTCACTATCCGTTGTTGCCCTCATTTTAGACCACATCTCTGACCACTGAGCTGTGACCGAAGCTACTGTCGCCGGCAGGGTCACAGCGGTTAGGCTGGTAACAAAACCTCCCCACCGCACCGTCTGACCGTCAAGTCCAGCCCGTGTTTGCAGGCCAAGATTACTCCACATTTGAGCCATGCGCGATCGCAGGCGCATAGCTAGCTCATCAGCGACCGATATGACGCGCGACAGCACGCCGCTCATACCTGCATCGGGCGGTTCCGGCGGATCGAACTTGATACGCGGACGATATTTATTAAGACGTCGGATGAGCGTGTCGTACCACGTTTTTACTTCGCGCTCCTCTGGCATGGCGACTGACGGAGGTTCGAATTGCCCGTTTTCTCCGCTCGCTCCGCCCGCCCCGCCGCCACTGCCTTTGCCAAAACCAAGCAGGTTGAGACGATCAAATGCGGCCAGCTCCGATCTAGCCTTTGCCGCCTTCTCGCCCATCTCGTCTAAGCTATCGCCCGTCTCCACAACGGAGTCATTGTAGTCACTCATGCCGCTGGTGCGCTCGTCGTAATTCCATCCACGCAACCAGTACGAGAAACGGGCTATATTTTCGGTGACATTAGCTACAGCAGATGCTAGCTCGGTAAGCGCCGGCAGTACCGCATCCCAGATCGGCAAAAACGCTTGAGACAAGTTGAGTTGGATATCTTTGAGCTGCTCCATCAATAACTCTTGCTTAGTCATGACGTTGTCTTGGAGTTGATCGCCGTAGCGGTCATATGTTTGCTCTAAGATTGCGGCTAGCCGTATCTGTTGCTGCATTTTAAAATCGAGTTGCTCCCAGCTCTTGTCACCAGCAAAACGTCTAAATGCTTTAGTCGACTCGATCATCGAGACGTTCACGAAGATTCCGAGGTCTTCTCATTATGTTATCGCAGAAGCTTTTTATCTTCTGCTTCCGGGGGTTTCCCCCATCGCCATTAGGCTACTGCTGGTCGATTCCAGCCCGGTTCAGCGTACATTTTCACCCTCGACTTTACGTTAGGGGTCGGGGACTCTTGGTGGGATTATTGCTCCCTTAACGCTCACCCACTACGCGTTACGGTGCCGGGTGGTGTTCCCGGTTACCTCGGTATTAGCACCACCATGACGTGCTGAGCCTCTACCGATTTTCCCCGATTTTCTAGCAGCATATTTCTACGCTGCGGCGACAGAAGAATTTATCGCCTCGGTATTACCCAAGAGACCAGAGCGCATCCGCTCCATGACGTCCTGGATCGATCGACCAGTAGCAGAAGCAGTGACGCGAGTCGCCTGGACGAGCTGCTTTGTCGCGTTAGTCAAATCCTCTTGCCCGCTTAAGAAAGATGAGAGCAACGTACCGTACGTCGCCCCCATCTGCGCAGCGGACTCTCGAGCAAGTCCAAGCGATCTCGCCCACTCCATAAAGTCCCGACTACCACCGCGAAGTTGCATGTTAAGCCGACCGAGATCCGCTTCAAATCGCACGGCTCGTTGAGATGCGGCATAAATCCCCGCCGTCAAGACGGCCAGCACCGCAACCAGTCCGCCGATGGCCAGGCTTGCGCCGCCTGCCGCGCCGCCAAGTCCGCGCAACCCGTTTGTTGCGACACCAAGCGCGGGCTTGAGACCGCCAAGCGCTCTAGTGATACCACCCAAGCCTTTTGCACCGCTTACTTGGCTGAGCGAGTCAGTGACGGTACGCCCGAGATTTTTGAGATCAGTGCCGATACCCCCGATACCCTTGCGACCGCGAATCTCACTCGTCGCGCGGCGCGTATCTCGCGCAAACTGATTGAGCCTACTCGTCGCGCCGTCCATACCTTTACGCATCTCGCTATAGTCTGCGCCGATACGCACCATCAGATTACGTACAACGGCCATCTCACTCCCCCCTCTCTTTCGCTTTGAGCATCTTTAACCATTGTTCTGGCGACATTTTGGTCATCTTTTTCGGTCTTAGCTTGCTTAGCACTTGGTTAAGCTTCGGCGGCTTCTTCACCCATCGCGCCCAGATCGCTGTGAGATAAGCTTGTGTAATGGATTTCTCTTGCTCATATTGCCGCTTGTCGTCGTACACATCCATCGCTAGTCGTAATTCGTGCGGTGTCATCATCTCAAACTCTGTGAGCGAGACGCCGCATCGAAACGCTACTCGTCTTGACTCGTCAAAGTCGAACGGCGGTTTTCGATCTCCGGCATTTCCGCCGGCTGTTGGTTTCCCACTGGCTGCTGATCTGGATCAACGCCGAATGCATACATAAACGCTCGGCTGACTGCATTGACGATATCCGCCCACGTTTCTGCTTGGTCGAGTATGTCTTCCATATCTTCGAGTTTTAGGTTCTCTCCTTGATCTCTCGCATCTCGTAACATTGCGCAGTATGCTAGTTTCTCAACCACACCAAAGTCGGAAAATCCCTTCTCCTCAATCTCTTCCAAACTCATTTCCGTCATCGCGACTGCTTTTTTCAGCGCACTATGCGTAAACTTTAGTTCGCGTGGCCGATCGAGATTAAGAATTACAGTGTCGTTTTTATTCTTGCTCATGTTCGATCTCCTTCCTCTCAATAAATAGTAAACCCGGAGCATAAGCCCCGGGTGCGTGAATTAAGCCCCAATGACAATGACTTCGTACGTAACCGGCGCTTTGCCCGTCTCGTTAGCGATAATCGTCAGCTTGCGGGTATCCACACCTAAGAGTGGTATGGCGCTTGACGCATCGCCGCTCTCGAGATCCTCCTGATACGATCCATCAACATAGAGCTTGATCGTTTGTCCGGCTCCTGTCGCGGTCACCGTTACGCTGTCGGCTGTGACACCATCAAACACGTAATAGTAGTTGCCAGCCGCAAATGCCGGAGATAGCGTACCATCGGTGCCAGTCAAAGACAATCCTGTCAATCCTGCACTCGCCTCTTGGTTGAGCGTCGGCTTGCCGCTGACTCGGATCGTAGCCTCCAACGCGATCGCATCCTCAAGCTCTGCAGTGACGTTGTATGCCGTCACGATGCCCTGAAATGACCACGACACGCCGAGATCGGCAGGATAGACAATCTCAAAATCCATCACATCGCCAGAATCAAGTGCGGCATACAACGCCGCTTGCCCTGCATCCGTCGGGACAAAATAGCCAGAAATCGCAACCTCTCCTGGATCCTTAAATCCAGCAATAAACTCGCGATACCCGCCCTCAGAGTCGAGTGTCGTTACGTCGAGCTCCTCCTGCGTGATGGACGGCGATCCGATACTGGACAAGTCGCCGATGGCATTAGACCCGATCAGTATCTTAGTACCGACTGAGCGCTTTGCTCGTTTTGTCACTTTACATCAATCCTCCTCATCAAAATAAGCCGTAAACTCCACCACACATCGATAGAGATCCGGCTGTGATTCGTAGATTTCAACTGGCATCTGATACGTCAGCTCATCGATAAGCGGTCCGTCCGTTCCGATCTGGCGACCTTCAAACGAGATTAAAAGAGCGACCACCTGCTTCGTGATCGCCTTCAAGTCGCTGTACCGCTCGGCTATGACGTTAAGCTCGGCGCGTACCTCTTTGCTTTGCATATAACCCTCAAGCGACTTGTCACGTACGCCTTCGCTGGATGCGTAGATCAGGTACGGCACGCCGTTTTTCTTCACGGCTTCCGGAGAGTAGAGCGGATAGATGCGGTTTTGTAATGCAGATATGGTTTTCAATTCATCCACAAGTGCAGGCTCAAAATCCAATCCGCTCACCGTCCTTTCCGCAGTGCTTTGTCTACTGCTTTTCCCGCTACCTCAAGTACTTTCTTTTCGATTACAGTTTTGTTGTCGTCGATTGCCCGGCGCAGGAAACGATATCCCGGAACATATCCGCCATCCCGGGTTAGGAAGCCATACTCCTGCGACGCTGGATAATAGTACCGCTTGCCGTCTTTGGTGACCTTCACAAACACATCGTTTTTCGCTGGGTCCATCATTACGTCGTATACGGCTTTACCTTTTACCCTGGTTCGTTCCCGTTTCAGGATGATGCCGCTTTTCAACTCCCCGGTGTCAACAGGAGCGTTCGCCTTCGCCGCCTTGAGCGCTATTCTGCCGCCAGCACGCGCAGATTGGGTGGCGACCGTCTGCGGCACTTTTCCAAGTTCGCGAAATGATTGTTCCAGTTCCATCATGCCGATGATGTCAGTTCGCTTGACCATCACTGTCGCTCCACAGTCACTTGCATTCCGTTAATTTTTCGCCACTTCTCTCCGATGCGGTACTTAAACGAGTTATTGGCTATCACATTGGCCAGTTTTTGAGCCGTATCGATCGAGATTAGACGATAGCACGCGGCAAAGTAGACTACCTTTAGCGCAGGTTTCCACCACCATGCTTGTCTGACTTGTACGTCCACTTTAATCGCTCCCACATTTCTTGCCATGTCACTGTCGCTCCTTACACATGAGTTGCAATTCCTTCTTACCAAACTCCGGTTGGATGATGTGGAGAATCTCAAACTCAGCTTCGCCGTACTTGACCCGCATCGTCCGGTCTACGTCGTCACGGTACCGGATCCGGATCCTCGTCGTCACTTCGGCGTGTTCAGACATGGCGGAGAAGTATTCCCGGCCCCGGAGCGGCTCGATGGCGGCCCAAATCGTCGTGACAGGCACGTAGTCATCCAGCGGCTGGCCGTATTCATCCACATCGTCGGGGCCGGGCGGGCGCAGGATCGTCACGCGCTTGTTAAGACGATTGACAAGCAGCTTATTCATCCGAATCACCGACTTCCGGCTTATAGGCGTGTTGGAGTTGCGCCATAATGGACTGGCATGTAAAGCGCACCTTGTCGCTCGGCTGTTGGCCGATCAGATCCCGGTTTTCGTACCAGTCCGCGCACAGGACAAGGCAGAACAGTTTGGCGAGCTGATTCGTGCCGTCAAACTCAACTTCTGTTGCGTTGTGTAGGTATTCTTCAGCCGCGCCGATCAGCATCTCGATGATGCTGTTTTCGTCCTCACCATCTACCCGCAGCCAGGTCTTCGCTTCATTGAGCGTCAAGATCGCCATCGGTATCAGCGCCTTTCTTGCGCTTTTTGGTTTCTTTTTCGGGCTCCGACGCTTCCGGCTCAGCTAAGAAGCCTTCTTTCACGAGATAAGCCACGCGCTCCTTGTCATCTTCCGGGTAGTCGTCACCAACGTTATAACGCTTCATGTCGTGGTATCGCTCCCGAAAAACCCGGATCACCTTCGCCATGCTCATCACCTCCATGAGAAGGAGGCGGGATAAACCCGCCCCTTATTACGGCGTTGCAGAAATGTCAAGTTGACCATATACGGCCGCTGCGCCATCCCACTTAACGTAATCGTCGCGCATGATGGTCCGCAGCTCCGTCGTGTCGCGCCGCCATGCGTCGCCGCCTTCTCGGGTCGAAGCGAGTTCGAAGAAACGACGGTTGAACAAAACCATGAACTGCTTGAGGTTGCCGATGATGAACGGCGCCAGAGCGTTGTCGGTATCGCTCGGCAGGTGCCGATTGCTCACGACGACGATCGGGCGGCCCTTGTACATCTTGCGCCCCGGTTGCGTAAAGTCGTCTTGCAGGATCGGGCGGCCCATGCCGTCAACTTGATTGTCAAGCCAATCCCAACCATCTTGGTTGGTCAGGATGATCGACGTATTGCTGATTGCCGGGTCGAGCGTGACGTTCAGAACCTTGTTGATCGCCTTGAGATCGGGCAGGGTTTGCGGAGTCAACGCACTGTTGAGCAACGAAATGATCTGCGTATTGCGCGTATGCGCCGCCTTCCGGGCGATCCAGTTTTGCACATACCCGAGCAGATTGGCATCGTTGTCCGCGAGCAGTTCGTTAGTCAGCGGCAGATATCCGGCGCGCTTTTTGAGTTTGTAAGTGACAGTCGTAAATTTCGGGTTATCCGTTTCTTGGATTTGACCGTACTCATCGACAACTTGGAACGGCTGCATCAGGGCATCAGTTTCGAGTACACGGGAACCGGACAGTGTAGATACATTCTCCACCGTCACGTACTGCGACAGGTCGTTCCATTCGCGCATCAGTTCGTTGATCCGCGTTTGGATGTCCTGCGGCACCACCATGCCAACATCGCCGTCCGGGATTGCCGGGTTCGTTTCGCCTTCATTCATGACAGCACGGCGTTCATATTCGGCGATAATGGAGCGCTGTTCAGACGTGATCGGGCGACGTCGAATGCCGCGCAGGAAAATCTGACGGTATTCAGAAGTCAACTGTTGCATGTCTTTTTCCTCTACCGTCCCATCTTCCCTAAGCTCTGTGCCCCCCATGCCGCGGGCTTCGGTTTCTTCCAGTTCGCGTTGCAGATCGACTTTCGCTTGCAGCTCCCGGACTTCCTCCATTTTTTGCTTTGCTTCCGTCGTTTTGTCTTCGGCCAACAGACTGCGTACTTCTTGTTTAGCTGCTTCCAGTTTTTGCAGCAGTGCTCTCAATTCTTTGGTCACTTTCAATTCACCTCGAAAATAATTTTTTTGGCAAAACAAAAACTCAACCGTAAAGGTCGAGCTCAAGCAGAAGCTTTTCTTTTTCGTACTGGTCAGCAGCGCGCTGCTCAGACGCTTTGAATTCGTCCAAGCCGCGGGCACTAACTTGATTCGCTGGGTATGCCGGGAATGCGACCGGGCTGATTTCGAACAATTCGGCGTTGAGAATAGTTCGCTTGTAAATCTTTTGATCCCCCCGCTGTTCGGTGGACCATTTGTCTTTGAGCACCCGCATACCGAACGACACACCGTCCACATCGCCACGCTGGATCAACTCCCATGCATCATTTCCGATGCTCGTGTTGGGGATGTCCAGCTCAAAACGGAGTTCTTTTTCCCCGTCATAAATCCTGAGCGTGCCAGACTTGGTGTTGCCTAATACTTGGCTGGTGTCATGGCTCCACAACCCCACAACATTGCGGGTTTTCAACGATTCAGAAAAGGCACCGGGGGCGATTTGCTCTATCCACGTATCACCGTACCAGTCTACAAAGTCTGCTGAGTCAGTCTCGTACTTAATCGCCCCGGTGATGGTACGCTTGCCGTCTTCATCTTCAGCCGCTCTGATCTCAATCGTTGTCGGCATCGCTCGAATTTCCTTCTCCGGCATCGTCTTCTCCTTGTTGATCTCCATCACCCCCTTTCGAGCGATATGCAGCACCAACATCCGTCAGAGGCACCATATTGCCGTTGACAATGAGTTGATCCCCGCCCGGCATCGGCGGTCTTTCTTCGAGTTCCCGGGCTTCGTTCGGCGTCATGAAACCCGACTGGATCGCCGTCTTGTACGCTTCATAGCGTGACTTGATATCAGCGCGCAAGATCGCATCCGCGTTAAAGCGAATAAAAAAGCCGTCCGCGATTTCTTCATCGAGGAACAGCTTGTAGGTGAGTTCTTGTTCATACCCTGTCAGGATCGGTTGCAACGTGTCGGTGTAGAATTCCTTCTGCTGCTCGGTCGTATTGTTGTAGGTTGCGCGGCTGAGATCGTTGAGTTGGTGCATCTTGATCCCGAAGGCCGCTGCGATCTGCCGGATGGTGAGCTGCGCGTTTTCGATAAATTGGGCGTCTTCAAGTGTGATCGCAATCGGTTCAAATTTATAGCCGATAGGCATGAGTGCGATCCGATGGGCGTTGTTCAAGCCGGAAGACATCGCCTCAAATTTCTCACGAAACGTTCGTTTGGCTTCTTCGTTCAGATCGCCGACATACTGGACAAGTCCCTTTACTTGCAACCCTTGCTTGAAAAACTTGTTAACGAATTCGTTAGCTTGCCCTTGATTCTCGATCGACGCCCGAAGCTGATCAATCGGTGAGAGTCCGACGATCCCGTTAAGCGTCAGTCCACCCCGGAAATGCAGCATTTCATCAGCCGAAACTTTACGTTGCTCATATCCGAGATCAACCACGTACCAAAGCTTTGATCGCGGCTGCATCACGTTTGACATGCCGGTATCGTCATCGACGTAGATTTTGACTTTGGTTGCATCAATCGGCCAAAGCGCAATCGGTTTTCCGGTTCGCCTGTCAAACTCAATATTGACAAATGCATTTCCATACAAGCAATTCTGCGTTTCTGTGACTTTCCAAAAGTCATATGCCGACATAAACGGATTTGGCCGTAGACGCAGAAGTTGCGCGACGTTGTGGCTGCTTTGCTTTCGCACTCCAAAATCGTCTTCCTGATACACTTTCAACGGCAACTTTGCCACCGACTCGGAGCGGATACGGATACAGGCATATACAGTATCAACCTTGAGCGCGCCTTTCCCCTTCACGTTAACGCCATCTAGATCGATTCCGAGGATTTCGGCCAGTCTGCGATCGTCCTTGTTAAGTTCCAGCGTTTCGCGCTTTTCATCGATCCCGAGCCAGCGCCGAGCATAGTCTTTGATCCCCAATTTCTCACCACCTTTCGTCAGCCCCACAGCTTGTCTAAGAATTGTTCATCTGCGAACTCACTTACATCCGGCTGCGCCTCGTTGACCATCGCTCGTACAAGTGCGTTGATCACTGCCGCAGCCAGGTCGATCCGCTGGCTGTCGTCTTTGTGCTTTTTGCTCAGTTTGATATTTCCGTTGCTGTCCACCACTTCGACCGCATTTGACAAACACCACGTTAAAAGCGGGCTGCCATCGTGGACAACACGCCCTTGTAATACGAGTTCCCGGAAGTATTTCGTCGGCTCGGAAAGCGTCTGCGCCCCTTGCCGGATTTCCACCACCGTCTTGCCGGCCGTCTCGCGCTCCTGCATGAAGTGCCACGCCTGGTGTCCGTCGTAGCACTCTTCCAGGATCGTCACGCCGTTGTCAAACTCGAATTCGTCGAGATGGTTCGCGATGAATTTATAATCCGTAACGGATCCCGGCGTCAATGTGCACCAGCCCTCGCGCGCCCAGTGCTTGTACGGCACCCGGTCCGTGTGCTCGTGCTTCGTGGCCGTCTCCTCCGGCATAAATCCGTGAGCGGTGACGGCCAGGCGGCCATCCGGGAGCCAGAAGACATGTGCATCTGCCGTTAAGTCGATCCGCTTCGACATGTCAACTCCGGCCCAGCCTTCGAGACCACGTATGAGCTCCAGAAACTCCTTACGCGGCACGGCCAGAGCTTTCCACTTGTCCATAACGCCAGCCATGTACTTCTCTTCGCTGTCCGCTTGCCAGATGTTGACGCGCTTCGTCAGCCATTCGCGGATCTTTGCCGGATCGCCAGAGTTAAATGCTTCGTCGTGCTCTGTTCGGATCTGCTTAAGCAGCTCCTGGCTGTATTCGTTGTCCTCCTGCAGGATCGGGTTAGCCTTGACCCACTTGGATTCATCGTGCGGATCGTCCTCCTTGTCGAGCGTCCGGATCATCGCAAAATAGGTCTCGATCATCGGGATCTCGCCGCGCAGCATCTTCTCCAGCATGTCGCGTTCTTTTTTGCACGGGTTGTTCTCGGCATTCTTTCCGGCCGTCGTGATGATCATCATGAGCGACTGCAGCCGTTTACCAAAACCGGAGTAAAGGACATCCACGATCTCGCTTGTCGGGTGCGCGTGATATTCGTCTATGATCACGATGCAAGGAGCACCGGAGTCTTTATTCTTTGTGTCCTTCGACAGCGGCCTGAGCCACCCACCGCGTGTTGCGTGCTCGATGTATGTGCGCTTGATCCGGAGTCGTTTGGCGATGTCTGGGCTGCCCTCGCCCATTTTCTGCGCATCGCCCCATACCCGCTTGGCCTGCTGCTTGTCCACCGCAGCACACTCGACCTCTGGCATGTCCTCATATCGCTTTTGGCTCGGATCGTAAGGCGGATAGATACAATCCCCGCACATGCCGTACAGAGCCACGCCAGACATCTCGGTCGACTTGACGTTACCACGCGCTCGCTCATTGTATGCGCGGCTAAATCTGCGCTTGCCGCTGTCTTTGTGCACCCACCCGAACACCGATCCAAGGTCAAACATCTGAAACGGTAGTAAGCGAATTGGCTGTCCGCTGAACGGGCCGCGAACGTGCCGGCAACACCGCTCAAACCAATCGAAAATCCGGTCAGCTCGTGTCTCGTCGAACACATACGGAAAATCCTCAGTCCCTTGCCGCTGCAGATCCTTCAGATGTCGCTCGCACGCCAGCCATTCAAGCTCATTTGACGGTCGGAGACCGGCGACAACTTCTATCGCATATCGGTGCGTTGGGTGCAGCTCGCTCAGGTCTTTAGGTAGATTAGTCAAAGAGGTCCGCATTCGGATCCGTCTCCTCCTGAGCGATCTTACGAGCCAGGCGTGCCCTTGCGTTCGCGTTTAATCCTAACTTATCGCTGTATTGGACAATAACCCTTGCGTAGCTGAGTTGCATCTTCACCCAAGGCGCTTCGACGATATTCCCCCGAGCATTGACGACCGTATACCCTTTCTCACGGATAGTCTCAGACAGCTCCTTATGCCTAGCCACTGCATCACAGTATGCGGCGAGCACGTCCTCATCGACTTTATCCAGTACGTCAAAGTCCTTCATGTCCCGGATTGTCTTCTTCCACACAGCCTTCGCCTCGTCATCCAACCACGCCGGCATCTTTAGCGTTTTTTTCTTCGGTCGTGTCATCCTGGAGGCGGCACGCTGGCGAGCCTCAACCTCCTTTTTCGTCCAATGCTTTCCTCCACCTTTTCGGCCAATCTGCATTTTAGAAAAATCGATCACTTGATTCCCCATCCGTTGCCACCTCCTTTGTCATGTTGGTTTTCAGAAAATCAACAGGGACATTTTTTCGCGTTCGATTGGGGGCGCGGTCTCCAAAGCGTCGATTCAAACTTTCGACATACCCCCTACCCCCAGGGGCATGCTACTTACTCCCTATACAGCGCCCCAGTAGTTTCTTTCAGCTTGTTTCCTCGCGTTGATTGCTTCTTCAAGAGTTTCGTAATGCCCTAAGCTTTTGCTGTTCTTTTCCATAGGCAGTTTTATCCTTGCTTGGAATTTCCCACTTACTTTATCAAATCTTACTCCTTTAACTCCAAGCTCGTTATTACTCTTAGCCCGTTGATTTCGTGCTTGTTGCCTTTTATCAGCCCACCTGCAATTAGATGGCTCATAGTCTCCGTTAACATCTATTCGATCAAGAGTGTGATGTTTGGATGGTCTCGGCCCCATGTCTTCAAGAAAACTTTCAAAGCTTTTCCGCCATCTGTCACATACTCGTATTCCACGTCCTCCATATTGTTTGTAGTTTTCTCGGTTCTTGTTTTCACACCGCTGTATCATTGCTGCCCACGAATGATATTCCGGCGTAAAGTCTCCACCTTTACTGTGGCCGTGTATATAATTTCTCTCAACAAGCATTTCGCTGTGGAAGCACCCGCAACTAATTATTTTTCCCCGCTTTATATCATTTCCACGAACTGTTTTTTCAACGCCACAATCACATCTGCAAAGCCAAGCAGTGTCTCTCCCTTTGTTCGGCGCTCGACCTATCACGATCAGCCTGCCAAACCTTTTTCCGCTCAGATCAATGAATTTACCCATTATTCCATCCTCCAATTTTATTTTTTGGAGAATTAGAAAGACAGTCTAACTCTTACGTGCAAATCGAAAACAGTCGAAAGCACAAAAAAAAGACACTCAGTAGAGTGACTTATGGTCAATCTTTGAATGGCACGAAATACAAAGTGGAATTAAATTATCCAGCCGTAACCTTAACTCCCAGTGGGTCTTTACGGGTTTTTGGTGATGAACCATATCAGCCGGTACGATTCTTTTTTTCTCAAGACAATGGGCGCATAAACCATGGGTTTTATGAAGCGCTTGCTCCCTTGCTCTTTGCCAGGCGACGGACTTATAAAAGGCTGCAACCTGCTTATCTCGCTTATTCTCATCGTAATGTCGATGACGCTCCCGCTCTTGCTCAACCTGCAATTGTTGGTGCTCGGTGCAATATCGCTCCGTCGTCAAGTTGCGGCATCCGGGTTTGTTGCACGGTCGTTTTGGCTTAGTCGGCATCTTCAACCACCCTTCACTGATCGCGGACACCGCGCCGCACCTATCCGGCTCGGCAGGAGGAGGTCGATTCACACCTTGCGGCGCGGCGGACGAAGTAAAGAAAAAGCCGCCCGATCACTCGGACGACTCTATATACAACTCTCACACATCTTGCACACTATCATAGTATCACGGATTAAAAAACCTGTGGGTGGCATAAAAGTGGCATCTTCAATTCACCTTTACCTTCTTGACCTGGCTGCTG